GCCACTTTAACACCGGAAGCACTTTCCGATGTGGCGGCAAGCACCAAATCTTTGGATTTGCATAGGTCTTCCCATGCATATCGAATGAACAAATCTGGATTATACAACTCGTGTTCGGCAGGATCAATATCAAGCGGTTCGTCAAGTCCATTATCGTCGGGAATCATTTGAAGAATATCGTACAATTTTACACAGTCAACGTATTGTAAAAGATTAACTTCGGCAGCAGGCGGTCGTACTCGGGTCAATTCATATATCAGTCGTGTTCTCCATTTGTTATACATTACTGGGCCATACATGGACATAAATCGCAAAGATGTATTGCAATTATCAATTAACATTGTCCAGTGTTCATCGCGAGATTTTGCGCGTACCCAAGCTACCATTTCGATTATGGTATCAAGGTCCATTAATGGTAAATAAAGCACTCCGACTTGTCGGGTTCGGTTTTTCAAGTAAATCAGGTCGGTCACATATTTGAAGGGAACAAGCTCAGCATCTTTCGTCGCAGGTGTTGCTTCCATGCCAAATTTAGCCAACTCCTTGGCTACTGTCACTGCGTTGTAATATTGAAGAATACGCAATTTGACAGAATTCATACAGTCATCGCCATATGATAGGAAAACTACATTTTCCTTCCAGGATTTCCATGATTGGAATTCTGGTGGCACGAGGTTGAAATAAGCATAAGCATGTTCAAAGGTATTTCCAGTCGAATTTATTATATCGGTAAGCCAACATCCAGATCCATCTCCTATAAATACTTGTATTAATAGGTTCAAAACAACAGAACAGCGGTGGGCCATATGAGCAAGTAATCCATGTCGTACATTTCGGGTTTTCGGGTCTGCGGCATGTTCTCTTTGATAGTAAATGTCACACATTTGCAAGAAAACAAACCACACAACAGTATTCATTCGTCCGTCCCAATTTTTAAAATCAGTATCAAAGCCAAATTCGGAATTTTCCAGGAGTCGTCGATTCATTGAGGTCCAATCTATTGACATGGGATCCATTCCTATTGAAGAGCCTAATTTATTGAAGTGGCGTTTAATGTGGGCTACAATAGCACCAAAATACTTCTTACATAAAATTGTTAATTCTAAAGGAGGAATATTAAATACACGGGTTTTAGGTTTTCGAATCTTTTCTATGGGACGCAATTCATCTTTCAAACAATCATTCCACACTACATTGTCGCCCATAGTTTTATTTTGAAGCTTAATTTCTAAATGTTTTAATTTAGGAGCTAAAGGGGATTGAGGATCTATTTCGTATCTAGGCGGATCACATACATAATTTATCGGTCGGAGGAGCCACTTCTTTCCAGAAGCGCCCTTAGGTTTTTCAGGGTGGTTGATATAATTAAGTCCGGGAGATGTCGTAAAGTCAAGAGGATGAATTTGGTCATAGGATTCAGAGCCATTGATCGTTTCGTAATCTGTTAAGACACGCGGTTCAAATTGTACGTCGTGATGGAAAAGGTCTCGGCCCATATTCTGGGCAATATACAACGTAAGCGTTGGATCATGGCAGGGAAAATGTGATATTTTCCCATATTTTTGCACTCCAGCCATAATCGGATGCCCACCTTCAGGGGCTTCGCGTGTTCTAGGGTCGTTATTGCAAATCACGGAAGGCTCTTTCTTTTGGGTGTGTCGGATTTTTCCA